AGTAGTTGGAATTAATGGAAAATTTAAAGATAGCATAACAGGATGGGAAGGAACAGCCCCTCCGAGTCATGTCAACTGCAGAAGTTCAGCTGTTTATATTCCAAATGAAAAAAAATAACCTCAAATTTGGATAAGAACCTTTAAAACTTATTCTTGTATCTTATTATTAATGGAAAACGAATTTAGATTCACAATGCCTTTTAATGTTGTTGTGAAAGACACACTTGAAGGAGAGGAAATCTCCATGGAGGGCTTTATTTCTACAACTCATAAAGATTTAGTAAATGATGTTGTGACAAAAAAATGTCTTGAATCAATGAAGGCCCAAATCATGGACAGAAACATAAAATTAGATTTAGAACATGAGGCATTCCGGGGAGAAACAAAAGAACAGCAAGAGATCAACAAAACAAAAATCCCAGTAGGAAGATTATCCGATGCAATAATTGAACAAGTTTCAGATAATAATTTTGGATTGAGAGTTAAAAGTGTTTTAAACAGATTTAATGAATCTTTTGAAAAGGTTCGAGGGAATGTTGTGAACAAATTCTTAGACGCTTATTCTATTGCTTTCATCCCAACAGAAATCAAAGAAGAAATTGTTGATGGAGAAAAAATAAGATTTTTAGATGATGTAAGATTATTGAATGTAGCTTTAACAGGGAACCCTTGCAACACAAAGGCACAGATAAATGAGGTGTTTATGAAAAGCATGGACGCAGTAGAAGAATACAAGCGTGAAAAATTAACAAACCCAGAGATAGCAAACAAATTAGAAGTTAAGGCCCAATCAAAGAAACCAAAACCTCAACCAGATCCACACAAAGAACCAGAGGAAGAAGAAGACGAAGTTGAAAAAAAACCAAAAAAGAAATGCTCATACGAGAAAGAAAAACAATTAAATCCAATGGGAGGTAAAATAATGGAAAAGGAAAACGAGGAAGCTGTTCAAGAACAACCTTTAGAAGAACCTGTTGAAGTAGTTGAAGAAGTAGCCAAAGAAGAAGCTCCTGTCGAAGCACCGGTTGAAAAACCTGTTGAGGCACCTGCAGAACCACTTTCAGAAATAAAAAGTTTGAAAGATAGACTGGCAACTGTAGAAAAAGAGTTAAACGAATTTAGAAGCAAACCAATTCACAAAGCTATGGCAACACCACAATCTAAGGAAGTAAAAGAACAGAAATCTCAAGGACCTTTAGATATGCTTAAATAAAAATGGAAGAAGGAATTTTTACAGGAAGTGCAATGGGAGTTGATTTAAAGGGGGCTTATGCTCAATCTTTTGGACTTTTATCAGACGGAACACGATATGTGGACGCTTGGCAAGGACAAGATTTGAGAAATAACTTGAAGGATCTTCACGATGCTGGCTTTAAAGCTGCAAACACCCAAACAGGTGGCGAAGGAACTGCTGGTTATGCAATGATTCCGGTCTACTTAGATCCGAGAATTGTTGATACAACAAGAAAATTCACGCCCTTAGTAGAGTTAATCCCAAGAGTGACTAATCAAGGAATTACTGCTGACTATAACGTAATCACCGCAAAAGGCGGAGCTGTGACTGCTGCAGAAGATGCTGCATTAAGTGAGACAAACGACACTTATGACAGACAATCTACATCTATCAAATATTTGTATGCGATAGGAAGAATCACAGGACAAGCTCAAGCAGCTTACCCTTCATATATACTTGAAGGATTTCAAAGCGCAGGAGCAGGATTAGGAGCAGGAAGCCCATTCAGTCCAACAGGAGCACCAAATGCAAAACAATTAGAAGTTGTAATGAAGGCAAGAAGTCTAAGAGAGAAAGAAGAATCTTTGATCGTTAACGGAGATGCATCAACAACAGCAACAGAATTCTCTGGAATTGTAAAATTACAAGCGTCAGTAAATCAATTAGATTTGAGTTCTGCGGCTTTAACTTACGATGACATTGAAACTGCAGTTAGATACGCATGGGATGATGGAGGAAGGCCAAAATTGGCTGTTGCTTCAAGTTCAGTAGTGCAAGATCTAAGAAGTTTGATGATTGATACATTCAGATACGGGCCATCAGACATGGCAATGGGAGGAGGCTTACCATTCGGAGTAAGCGCTGCTTTAGTTCTACAAACAATGGTAGGACCGATACCAGTAATTCCAAGCATGTATCTGTCAAACGTTACAGGAGCAAAGCAAATCTATTTTCTTGATACAGATTTTATTGAGATGCGAGTTCTACAAGATATGACCTACGAAGACTTAGCTAAAACTAACGATTCGCAGAAATTCATGTTGAAAATATATGAATGTCTTATTTTTAGAAACAACGCTTTTAACAGCTTTATAGATAATATTGCATAAATCATTTTTGTTTTTTTGATTTTAATTTTTTTAATTATTTTTTTCGGAAAAAAACAGAGCCAGACCACGACGGCTTAAGATTGTGGTAACTACGGAGGAAAAAAAATATGACAGCATTAGGAGAAATAGGAACAGTGACTCAAGAAGCGCCAAACGCAGGAGTGAAAGTGCTTATGTGGGAATTGGCAGATACAGTTATAGGTGGGACTGACACAGTTCAAATCGACTTAAATGATTACGGAGCTACAACATTATTGTCAATCGATGTTTATGATCAAACAACAACAGGAAGCGTAGTTGTATCACAAGCACCAACAACAGTAGTAAGTTCAGGAGTTTTAGTGGTTACATTAGGCGGTTCAGATACTGGGGCAAAAACAATAGTCCTTCGTTGCAAATAGTTGTCTTTTAACATAATATGGCAAAAGACGGAAATGTAACTGGAGATTATTACGGAAGACGAAGATACCACGATCCATGCACATTCATGCAAGGCAGTTCTTCACCAAATGGAGAAGGAGATGTTTGGTATGTAGATGGAACAAACGGATCAACTGGTGGAGACGGAAGAAGTTGGAACAAAGCATATAGCACAATTCAATTAGCTGTGACTGCAGCCGGGCCAGGAGATACAATCTATGTTACTGCAAAAGATTTAACTGATTTTACAGGAGATCCAACAAGTTATGCAGAGACAATCATAATTCCAGCAGCGACAAGTAATTTGTCGATTATTGGAATTAGTCGAGGTCCAACTCAAGGTGGATTACCACAAATCAAAATTGGAGCAGGAGCAGTGGCAATGTTAACTATTAGAGCACCAGGATGTTTAATCGCAAACTTAGGTTTTAATGGAGCAAGTTCAACAGGTGGAGGAATTTTATTGGATGATGATTACGCAACAAAATGCGCATTCGGAACCTCAATAATTGGATGTCACTTCAAGAATTGTAAAGTAACAACAACTGTTGCAGCAACAGGCGGAGCAATTTATACAACATCAGCAGGAAACTGTTGGCAATGTAGTTTTATAGGAAATCATTTCTATAAAAATGAAGGAGATATTGTTTTGGTAGGAACAAGCAACACTGTGCCACAAGATTGGGTAATTAGAGATAATTTATTCAGTGGACCAGCAGCAAGTGTAAATTGTAATTTATATCTTGCAGGCGGAAGTGGAGTTAATGGAGTAATTATTGATAACAATATATTCCCATGTGATCCAGCATTAAGTTCTGGAGATGAGAATGTAAATTGCGAATTGACAGGTTGTGTTGGTGTATATTCAAGAAATATGCACGGATTCACAGGTTTGACAATGGGCGATGGAACAGTGACTGGCGGAGTAATTCCAACAACAGTGTTCATGGTAGCAAATTATCAAGAAGACGCTATTATAACCAGACAAAGTTAAAATGGCAGATAAATTTCATTGTATTGAGTGCGCAGGTTTCGCAAAAGCAAAAGGCGAAGAATGTTCACTTTGTGACGGCGAAGGCAATCCAAAACCAACTAAAAGAAAACCACGGAAGAAGTAAATTTATTATTTTTTTTTATTTTATTTTTTTTCAGAAAAGCCACGAGGAAGGCTATAACCCTCACAATTAAATACGGAGAAAACAAGATGATTAGACAAGAAACAATAACAGCAACTGTCCCCGCAGGAGAGACAGGAATCACAGCAGATAGTAGCACAATCCATGGAGAGATTTTGAAGATAGCAATGAATGTGACTGGGAATTCAATGGACATCAATCTTGATTCATTTGGCGAGCAATCAGCCCAAGCGATCATAGATTATACCGGGAATACAGATTCAACATTTTATCCAAGAGCATTTGCAGAAACTATCGCTGGAGTAGACTTAGTATATATTGCCGCTGGAGAAGAAATCCCAGTGCCTTTCGCAGTTTTTGGAAGGTTAAGATTAACTTTGGCAAGTGCAGCAGCAACTGAGTCAGTTAAAATGACAATAACATATAGAAATTAAAATGGAATTTATTAATAATGGAGAACCCATGAGAATAAGAATTGGAAGTAGTTATAATTGTAATTGGATTTTTATTAGGACAGGAGAAACTAAGGATCTACCAGAATCAGTTGGAAAAAGAGCCGGACTAAGAAAAGTAAAAGTTACTCAAATTGCAATAGGCGAAACAAAACAAATCGAGGAACCAGATAATTTCACAGAAGATATTATAGATGACACTAATTTTAAAAAAGAATTAATCTCAATTAAAGGAATTGGCCAAAGAACAGCAATAGATATTATTAAAATATTTGGAGATAGAAACGAATTAATCAGAGTAATAAAAACAGGTGACATTTTGCCAGTCAGAGATGATGTTGAAAATAAGTTGAGGAGATACTATGGGTAGTTATGTCACAGTGGCATCAGTGAGAAGGACTTCGGGAATTAGTTCAACACAGATAAGTGATGCAGATGTTGAATCAGCGATAGTAGAAGTTGAGGCACAAGTCCCAAGAGAATTTAATACAGTGTTTACTCCAACACAGAAAATAGAGATCCTCGATGGAAACGGAACAAATAGAATTCTTTTAATGGGAAATCCTTTATTATCAGTTAGAGAATTAAAGATTGATGGGGACAGCACAGATGTTGCGGATCTAAATGTTTACAAGGAAAGCGGTTATATCGAACTAAGCACAAGCTCATCAACAAATGTCTTTAAGGATTTATCAAATACAGTAGTTGTAAAATATCTTTATGGAATGATGGAAAACTCAGGGACAACAACCACAACAGACACTGCAAGTGTTGCCGGAACAAGCGTTGCTTTATCCGTAGCAAGCGCAATTTCTTTTAGCGCAGATGATTGGGTTGAAGTTTATGGAATGGACGGCCACAAAGAGGTAGCACAAGTCAGCGCAACAGACACAGGAGAGATCACAGTAGACCAATTAGTCTTTACCCATGAATCAGGAAGCATAGTAGAATTATTGGAGGTAAATCCAATATTTACAAAATTAATGAATATTATTACAAGTATCCAATTAGTCGCGAGAGTTGTCGGAGAATCAGCAAGCGATATTGTAGGATACACAATAACTGAATTTCATGTTCAAAAGGGGGAACCTTACACGCAGTGGAGAGAAACTGCGACTCAATTAATCCGTGAGAGAGACAGATTAATGGAGAAAGTCAAGATAAGGTTTTATATTGTATGAAATTTTTAAATTTTTTATTTATTTGTTTAATTTTTGGAATGATGATTGGAATTGCAAGCGCAGACTTCGATCCAAGTGATGACATTAATTTGAGAAGCAGATATGACATAATTCTTGGAAGAAATATTACAAGTGAGGTTTTATGTGATGGTTTAATTTGTAAATCTGTAACACAATTATATGGGACCACAGGAAATTCAAGTTGGACAGAGGCTATTGCAGATGCAAAATATATCTGGCAAATAAATGAGGGAGATTTAAATGTCAATAGTTCAGATTACTGGGCAAATATGAATTCAATAAATTCAACTCAGATGGAAAATTCAGGAGATGAATTA